GCAAGTGTGCGATATGTTCAAGTGCAAATACCAGTTTGGTTTTGCTATCCATTTTCATCTTTTTTGACATAAACAACACGGTTTTGACTCCACTTCTCTTCAATCTTCTCACTATCATCTACCAAGAAGGTATCATCTAAAGCACGTACACATTCTTTATGTTTGAATGCGTTTTCTTCAGAGTCAATGTTCCTAACAATGTAAGTGTATTGTGATTGCGTGATCACTTTATTCACATACATCAATTGAGTTTTTAGGTCACATTCAGATAGAGAGTTGACTGCGATAGTCAAATCAATTCTATCACCAAAGTCATAATTTTCAACTTCAGTGCAAGGTAATGTTATAATTTTAGCACTCTTTCCAATTTCTTTCAAGTACCTATCTGCCAACTTACATGCTTCAGGAGTATCGATCAAAATATACTTCTCAAAATTATCTGATAATTCATGAAGCATACAAGCAACACCACCATATCCTCCACCAATTTCTACGATAGTCTGAACACTAGAGTTAGACCCAATAAAATTCATAACATCTAACATGTTATATGAATTTTTTAATGTGGCAGAAGAGCACTTACCAAATTCAAATTCATACTGTTTAGGTCTGCAATAAGATTCATTTACTAAGAACTTATCTACGTTATCTTTCCAAATATTATAGAGAGGGTGAGTCATGATTTTACTATAGTAATAATCAGCTACCTCTCTAGGTCCACCCTCAAGGATTTTAGTGTAGTCAGGATCAATTTTAAATGTAGAAAATGCTTCGTCATCTTCCGCTGCTTTTAGACAAGCAGCATTGTATTTTTCATTGTTGTTGGAGTTGATTGTCCAACCATAATCTTCATTCATAATTTTTTTTAATCTCCTCAAATACTTTTTCTATTCCATCCTCAATGGATGTTTTTGCTTTCCACCATTTTCTAATAAATGGGTTTGCTTCATTACGAAGATCTTTTTGCACTTCGTCCTTCGTTTGTGCTTTCTCAACCGAGACAGTCTTGCCTTCGGCTTTGAATATACCTTGTATGATTTTCGCAATTTCCAGTATAGTTGTAGAGCGAAAAGAAGTAATATGAAGCTCACTATCAGAAGTGAACTCACTATACTCCAACATAACTTGCTCAAGCGCTTCGCAACAATCTTCAGCATATAAAAATTCCCTTTGTTCTGTTCCGTCCGTCATCATATTTATGACACCAGTTTCAAACCCCTTATGGATGAAATCCGTAATGACATGTGCTTTCTCCATGTCCTTTTCAATTCCATATACATTCCAGAACTTAACAATCAACCCACCAAGAGACTTGGTATAAAGTTCACCAACTCTTTTCATCACACCATAGGGAGAGTAAGACATATTACTCATTTGAGATGATGCAAATACAAATGGTTTTTTATATTCACTCAAATATCCAAATGCATTTGCCATCATTCGAGTGTTGTTATCTATAAACTTAAAAGTATGTTGATACTTCTTGAGATAATGTGATCCACCTACATCAAAAGCAAGAAAGAAAACAAAATCAGAATCCATAATTAAATTTCTTAAAAATGGATTTGGAATGTGTGTCATATCTTCATGTTGACCATTTGCAATATCAAACTCTCTTACAAGATATCCTTTCTCTGTAAGATATTGTGTCAGATATGCACCTATTTGTCCTGAAGATCCAAGTATTGTTATTCTATTCATTTTCAAAACTCGTAACTACTGAATCAACATAATCAATCATCTCCTCAGTAATTGTAGGAGAACAACCCACAAAGAATACCTTGTCTAATACTTGATTTGCTTTTGGATATTTAGATGCATCGCCAAGGTGACGATAACCAGGATGCTGAAGAATATTACCAGCAAAATAATTTCTAGTTTGAACTCTATTATCTTCCAGATGTTTAACTAGTGCTGTCTTTTGTTTCTTATCTCTACAAATAATAGGAACACCAAACCAACTAGTCTCTGCTTCTTCTAGTTCATTAACAATACGGAGACCATCAACTTTCTCAAAGATACTATCTAAAGTTGCTTTGTTTATTCTACGCTTATTATGGATCTCATCAAACTTCCTGAGTTGAACAGAACCAACTGCACCTTGTAGATCAAGTGGTTTTAAATTGTAACCAGCAACACCAAACACATACTTATGATCTACAGTACCAATCTCATCACCTAACCAATTATCAAATCGTTTACCACATACACCATTAGGAAGTTTATTCTGGGAACCAACACACCAACAACCACGACCCCACCATGCAAAACTACGGGCAAGATCAACAATATCAGGGATGTTAGAAGAAACCATACCACCTTCCATAGTACAAATATGGTGAGCAGGATAGAAAGAACAAGATGCTGCAACAGAACATGATGTCAAGAAGTTACCTTTGTAAGTACTTCCAAGAGAATCACAGTTATCAGAAATCAACTGAAGTTGGTTTGTCTCACAAATGTCAAGTAACCATTCAAGATCATAAGAGTTACCTAGAACTGGTGAAGAAAATACTGCTCTGGTTCTTTCAGTAATTTTGGATGAAATCTGTTCTATGTCCCAGTTAAGATCTTTCCAATCAATATCAACAAAGACAGGTTTTAGATTGTTTTGAATAATGGGTGCAATGGTAGTTGCAAATCCACAACAACATACAATAATCTCATCACCATCTTGCCAACCATAATACTTCTTAAGTGCAGCAAGCATCACAAGATTAGCAGAACTACCAGAGTTTACCATGATAGACTTATCAAAACCAAACATCTTGGAAAACTCACGTTCAAACGTGTTGACTTTCTCACCAGCAGGTAACCACTTACCTTTCAGTATAGATTCAATAATCGTAGTTGGTTCTTTATCATCCCAATAAGGACCACTATAATAAACAGTATCTTTTGTAGGATCAAATGATTTCTTATTGGCAAGATAAGGGAAGAGGTCTAAGTCACGTTCCTTAGCCGTAGAAATAAAATTTTTAATCAGATCTTGCATAGTTGTTTAATCAAATCATCAAGAGAAATCTTTTGTTCAAAACCAAGAGATTTTAGTTTAGTAGTATCCATCCAAAAGTCTTTTGTCTGAACAACAGAGTGAAACTTAGGAGATGGTACAGAAACTATTTCAGAGGAAGAGTTTAAAAGTTCTTTTGCTTTGTTAATTATATCACCAACCTTAGTAGGTTGTCCACTTCCAATATTATAAATCTGGTTTTTCTCTCCTTTAGTAATCACCAGATCAATTGCTCTACAAACATCTTGTACATGTAAGATATCTCTAATATCTGTTCCTTCATTGTACAGTCTAATTGGTTGACCATCTCTCATATTTGCAATCATCTGTGTGATTGCATTTTTTTGTAGTGATGCATCACGGTCATTATCACCTAGAACATTACATAACCTAAGAATTCTATACTTAACTCCAAAGGTTTCACAAAAAGAAATGATTAGTTGTTCTGCTGCTCTTTTTGTAATGGAGTAGAACCCTCTTGGATCACATTGTCCGTCCTCGGAAACTGGATTACTATTTGCATCACCATATACAAACCAAGAACTAATAAAATTAAACGTAATGTCTTCATGATTGTCAAATCTACGATCTTTAACTTCTACAACTCGATCAAGAACTTCAGTGAGAACCAAAAGGTTACTCTTTACATCCTCTGTAATTTCTTTAAACACATGATAATTATGTGTTGTACTAATAAAATATAGAATGTCCCTGTCCATTGGAGTCCTCTGTCCTCTATCAATGGGACGGGATTTTTCAGGAAACATATTACAAAAAGTGCGACCGATATATCCAGTCGCACCATACACAGATAAACTCAAATCAACCTCCAAATAATGATTCTGCTAATTTTATTTCTTCTTCTATTGCAGCAGTATTACCTGCTCCTACTCTCATATCTACATCTAACTTAATTTGTTCTGAGATCCATTCATATGTCTTACGGATACCTTCTTCTAAGGTCTGCTCATAATCCCATCCCAACTTCTCTCTTACAAGATCATTGTTTGAGTTACGACCACGGACACCAAGGGGTGCATTTAAATTATGTGCATTGACAGGAATGAGTGTAAATTATACAAATGCTGGAACTTATACTACATATGAAGATGGAACTCCAGTTAATATTAGAATGAGTTTGACATTCAAAGAACTTAATCCAATCTACTTTGAAGATTATGAAGGATTTACAGCAAACGATGGAATGGGAGTTGGTTTCTAATGGCATACTTTAAACATCTACCAGACATATTATATCAATCACCACTTTCTCATAAGAATTCAAGTGGAGATTATATTAATATAAAAAATATATTCCGTAGAACGAAGTTAAAAGATTATCTTGCAGGTAATGTAAGTTTATTCAATAAGTATATAATAGAAGATGGAGAGAGACCAGATACTATTGCAGAAAATTTATATGGTAGTTCACAGTATGATTTTGTAGTAGTTTTAGTCGCTGGCATTACAAATATAAATCAACAATGGCCAGTTCAAGACTATCAGGTTTATGATGTTGCATTAGCAAAATATGGATCAGAAACTAAAATGAATGAAGTTCATCATTATGAAACTTATGAGATAAAAGATAGCAAGGGTCGTCAAATTTTACCACCAAATCTAATTGTTGATGATAAATTTAAAATAGATGGTAGTTCACTGCGTTATCCAACAAATAGATTTACGTTAATCTCACAAGCAGGAAATACTCAATTAGATGATAAAAACGAATATACTGTCGCAACTGATAATATAGCCAGACCAGTTACAAACTTTGAACATGAAATTCAAGAGAATGAAAAAAATAGAGAGATAGATGTTTTACAAAGAGGTTATCTAACAACCTTTATCAATGATATGAGAGATATTGTAAGATATGATAGACACTCAAGATATATTAACGGAAGATTATCATCAACAGAACTCACTGACTTAGCGACATAAAAAAAGGGGTCGTTTGACCCCCATGTGGTTATTCTTCCGCAAGTTTTTGGAAGTACGATAGTGCATCGTCATCATCTTCATTTACTGAGGATGGTGTTGTTGATACAGCAGCAGTTACTAATTCTTCTGCTTCTCCACGATCAGTATCTTCTTCTTCATATACTGGTGCAACAGTTTTCTTATTTCCAAGAACATAATCTAAACGAGTTTTTAACTCTTCATATGTCTTGAACTGGTCTGGTGCAACAATCTCAGAAAGTGAGAATTGCTTCTTCCAGAGTGCTTCCATTGCATCATCGTCATTAAGCAATGAACTTTGTGCAGCAAACTCAGAACTATCATAGTTTCTGTATCCTGCAACGTTCTTTGCTTTTAACTTGAAGTTTGCACCTTGCCAGAAATCGAATGGATCGATTGCTTCTTCATCCTCAAACTCAGGTTGCATTGCTGCAGTAAGTTTGTCAAAGATTTTCTTTCCATACTTGTATAGAAATACTTTACCTTCATTCTCAGGATTAGCAGGGTCTTTCACAACATAGATGTTACTAACGTAAGTTAACTTACGCTTCTGCTTTCTTGCAGTTTCTTTTCCTGCGTCAGTACCATTGTTCCAGAGTAATGAATTATACTCAGAAACTGGGTCTTTCTGTCCAAGTGTAGTGAGTGAGTTCTCAATGAACCATCCACCAGGACCTTGGAATGCGTGAGAATATAGTTTTACAAATGGTAAATCTTCACCTTCGGGTGCAGGTAGAAATCTGATAACAGCATAACCGTTACCGCTTTTGTCTACATCTAACTTCCAGATACGGTCATCAGTGTTACCGCCCGTGTTGTTCATCTTCTCGACTTCTTTTACTAACTTTGCTGTTAGTGAGCCAAGTTTAGATTGTTTTTTTAGGTCTTTAAAAGACATTTGGATACCTCGGATAAATTGGATATTTTAGATAATTGGATTATAACAGATTAATAA